GAGAATCAATAATGGATTTCAATCAAACAACACCGTATGACACACTTTTAGAAAAATGGAGTCCAGTAGTGGATCATCCAGATATGCCAAAGATTGACGATATTCATCGTCGACGTTGCACTGCAGTTCTTTTGGAAAACCAGAAGCGCGCAATGAACGAACAAGCAGGAGTACTTAACGAAGTCTCTACCAATAACATTGGTGGTGGATTTGTTAACAGCAACTCCTCTGGTGTAGGAACCCCAGGCGGACTCGCAGGATATGATCCGATTCTGATCAGTCTTGTTCGACGTGCAATGCCTAATATTGTTGCATACGATGTTGCAGCAGTTCAACCGATGACTGCACCAACTGGACTCATCTTTGCTATGAAGGCAAACTATGATTCCAAATCTGGTGTTGAAGCATTCTTCGACGAACCAGTCTCTTATTCGGGCGTTTCTGCTGGTGCTGATGCAACCGCATCAGGATATGGAGTAGGTGGTGCATCAGGTGCAGCGGTTACACCAATCAATGCTGATGGAACAAGACTTGATAATATGACTGCTTGGCGCGGAATGCTCACTGGAACTGGTGAAGCACTTGGTGCTGATTCAGGTTTCAAAGAAATGGGATTCTCCATTGAACGTGTTGCAGTTAATGCAAGGACACGTGCTCTGAAGGCAGAATACACCACAGAACTTGCACAAGATCTTCGTGCAGTCCACGGTCTTGACGCAGAATCTGAACTTGCCAATATCCTCTCGGTTGAAATTCTCAACGAAATCAATCGTGAAGTTCTTCGCACAGTTTATACCACTGCAGTTACTGGTGCAAGACAATCAGATCTTGCCAATCAAGGTGGTGTCTATGATCTTAATCTAGATTCTGACGGTCGATGGAGTGCAGAACGCTTCCGTGGACTTATGTTCCAGATTGAACGAGAAGCCAATTCGATTGCTAAGGCAACACGACGTGGTAAGGGTAATTTCCTCATTACGAGTGCAGACGTTGCGTCCGCTCTTGCAATGGGTGGTTTCCTTAATCTCTCTCCTGCTCTTAATGTCAATCTCAATGCAGATGACACGGGTAACATCTTCGCAGGTATTCTGAACAATAAGATGAAAGTCTTTATTGATCCGTTTGCCACTGCGGGTGTTGACTTTGCCTGTGTCGGTTATAAGGGTGCAAGTCCTTACGATGCAGGTATCTTCTATTGCCCATACGTTCCGTTACAGATGGTTCGTGCAGTAGGTCAAGACACATTCCAACCAAAGATCGGATTCAAGACTCGTTACGGAATGGCACAGAATCCCTTTGCAAAGGGTCGTGGTGCAATCAGTTCTGATCTTGTAGCCGAATCGAATCAGTATTATCGTATCTTCCGTGTTACAAACATTCACGGTAACGGTATCTGAGAGTAGGTAAGTAAATAGGTATCTTTAAAGACGGGGTAGGAAACTGCCCCGTCTTTTCTTTTGTCTTATAAATAGCATATGTCCACACCTTTATCGATAGATCCATATAACTCTAGATTTAGTCTAGATCCTACATTAGATACATTTGATTACATTAATATGGTATATCATGGTTTTTACGGAGGAACCTCAGTACAGGCACAAGAATTGAATGAATTACAAGAAAGTTTTCAAAATCAATTATCAACAGCAAATACATTAATAGGCAATTGGTTAGAGTATTACAATAATACCAACATCCAAGGAGAAGCTTCTGGTAGCATGTACACTATTGATGGATTACCACCAGACGTATTCATACCAGTAGATCCAAACATTCCAACTGGTAGTAACACAAGTAATACAACCGATAGTGTTCCAGAAAATTATTGGTATTTATACAAAGACAATTACTCTGGATATGACCAATTTATATCATTACGTAATGAAGGTATTTCACATAAAGAGTATTACAATAAAACCAAAAGAAGAATATTATCAGGGTCCAATTCTGATTGGTCCTATTTTCGGGATATAGATAATGATTCAACACTTGATAATACTGGAGCTAATCGAATTCAATTATACTATCCGTATCGATCAGTTATTGTTGACCCAGCAGTTGACAGAAATTTAATCGATACCGCTCAATATTTTTCTAGAATTGCTTTTGATGGTGGTATAGAAGATCAACACAAATGGAATTCGTGGGGTAATAATACGATTGCTATATTCAGTGGATCTAAAATAGAAGAAAATAACAGTCTAGTACCAATGACACGTCCTTATGGTGTGTTTGTTCGAGATCCAGTTGATCCAGAAGTGTCGAGTCCATGGCATAACCTTTTATATGAACTTGCACACCCAATATACAAATGGGGAAATAGGAGTTTCCTTTTTCAATTTCCTTTTGGTGGTTTCAGAAATAGTTTTCATGGGCCTGCAGGGTCGGCGACAGAAACCGAAATACAGAATGGAGAAGAAGGTCCAATAGCAGGATACATACGACTCAAAGAAAATTATCCAACAGGAGGAAATTACACATCTGACTTTGCATGTCCTTCAAGATGGCGTGGTATGAAAGAAGCATTCAATGCATTGTTGCGAGGAAAATTAATACCTGACGGTGGATCTCCCGAAGTTATGAGTGATCCTTCGAATATTGTGTTATATCTTCCATGTTTCATGGGATATCCTACTTATAGAGAAGAAACTTGTGGATATTGGGATAGTCTGACAGGAACCCCTGACGAAAAAGATACTAAATTCTATGCAATGTTAGATCAGTACATTGCAGATTTGGTGTACATAAAAGAGCATGGTAGCGAAGATAATAAAGGAACATTATATATTGGGTTTGATTCATTAGCGTTATCTGCAACACCAGATTCAATAGACTTATATAAAACTATACCAAACACAGTAACTACATCTGGAGATACTTTAGCTATATTAGGATATAAAGCTTCAAAAGCCGCAGCATGGTCTGCAGCAAACGGAGGATATAGATCTGACGATTTAGAACTTGCTGACCACTATGTTAGAACTAAATTAGAGGAAGCAGGAATAATTGTTTTTGGAGAAGCAATACCACCAAGTACTTCAACACAAATACGAATAGAAGGAAGTACTGGAAAATATTACGGATCAACCACATCTACTCCTGTAACGCGTGGTAACACAGTATTTACAAATTTTGCAGCTGTGGAAGGAACTATGTGGACTAGTCGTTCTTATAGTGCACCCTTTAGTGACTTTACAGATATTCTTCGTTGGCCAAGTAACAGCTTTGAAGAAATACAAGCAATACCAGTGGGAAATAGTCGACCTGGTAATCCATTCAATCAACCACTACAGGTACAGATACAAGACGGATCAGCATTAGCTATTAGAAAGTGTAAAGGAATGAATGCTCTTGTGTACTCTCCATTCTATTATCTACATACGCTAAATGCAGTGATAGATCATATTAAATATGTTGATAAAACTATTATTACACCTACACCAGATCCAAACAGAACTGATATAAAATTAGATCAAAATAATATAATAGTAATACCTACTGGTATTTTTGCATCAAACTTAGATGAACCTTATGCAAACAATAGTACCCAAGATAATACTAAATATTATGTTCATCCTGGATCAAATGCAGCGTATGAATATCGTCCAGAATTTGTAAAACAAACATTCATCGACAATCCTGATGGTTATACAGGTGGTCTGTGGACGGATGCCAATAAATTATATTGGGATACGAATCTTCGTAGTGATTCGTTTGCTAATTTTGTGGGAAACATAAGAACTAAAAGCAAAGAAGTTTCTCCGCCCCTTGATTCTTTCGTGACGGGTGAGCCACTATTTGCAGAAGGATTCACAAGAGAACAAACATACCCATACGATATTATATCTAAAGGAATATTGACGGGTATATACGAAGAAGCGCCTGCTCCGACAGCTGTTGAACTAGCTTATGCGGTCGCATTGAGTAATTTAGATAGCGACTGTTCTGAAATAATTGCAAGATTTCCACAACAACCAGAACCAAGATCACAAATATATGCTGTTTCTTGGTATCCTATTGCAGGTAATGTTTCCGATTGGAGTACCTCAGGATCCAATGAGGTTACTCAATTCACTCACGTTAAGCCAGCAGTTTTCTTAAAAAATACTTATAATGAAGCTTCTGCTGCGGCGGAACTTGCTTGGCAACCTCAAGTAATTAGAAATCAATTAACAATGTTGGATGATAATAATAATTTATCAAACACAAATATTAAGAATATAATACCTATCAGATATCAGGGTGGGTGGTTATATGGAACAGATGAAAATGCAACCCTTGCGAACGGTCAAAGTGGTAACACTTATAATAATAGCGATTCTGTAAATGGTGATTTTACTCGTACTAGCAGGAGTAATACTGGACATTTAATTTGGCCAGAGAATGAAATTATTGATATGCGAACGGACTGGGAAAGTTTTCTTACAGCCATAGATGGTAATAAACAAAATCCAGATGGATTGCGTATTGTAAATACTAGAATACTATTTGATAATGAGTCTATCCTGACTAGTGGTAATTTTAGTATGAATAAACCATACTATGATGCATTAAATACTGATTCAAGATCTACTGCAGCTATGTTTGGTGTGTCGTCTCTAAAAACTCAATTAGGAACTATTATTTGGGACGGTACAAGCCCCCTTACTCCATTCTGTGGTCCTGCTGGATGTGGATTTAATTCAGATTATCAAGTCTGGAATAAATCTGTAGAAAAAATTACAACAGCTGCAATTTCTAAAGCATTATTAACACCATTCAAGGATAGATATGGAGTTGATGCAAGAGCATCCAATTGGGAATCTAATATCACCAAACTTGGTGATGGATATCCTAGCGAGTACGGTCACGACAGTTATCATGATAATATATTTGGCGATTCTGCCAATATTGTTTTATATGGATGGCAGAGTCTACTTTCTAGTGAAGGATGGTGTATAAATGTATCAGATGATACTCGACTAAAAAGAATTACATCAGGCGAAACTCCGTTTAAATGGCTCAACAATCCATGGAATGCATTTATGGTAAACGTTCAGGGTGTAAGATCTGTCAAAAGAGGTCTTATGGATAGAGGTCTTACTAATACTAGTATTAATGCATGGATTCCTGCAAAGGATTACGGCGGTGCAGGAGATCTTAGAGTTGGATTTGTCAATACTGAATATTATGATGAAATGGTTCGGCATGCTTCGTTAACTGGTATTGAATTTTTTGGTTTCTATAACGATGAGTTCGGCGATCCGATAAGTAACCCCATCACGGGCAGTACCCATAGAGCAAAAAGAATAGAACAATTTGGTGTAATAAATGCTATTCTGGTAGATATAAATGTTAAACTGGGCGGATATACTCCAACAACACTAGATGACAGTCGAGTATCATATAACTGTGATTATATTATGTCGGGCACACGAACAGCAACTGGTACGTATATATGGAGAGTAACTCCAAAGGTTCCAACTCATAATATTCGCCTTAATAATCAGATAGTACCAAAGACAGGTATAGGGGTATGGATCCCAACTTTAACGTCAACTAAACCAATTATTACCGTTTCTCAATAAATAACATATGACTACTCTACAATATAATCATTACAATTGGACCATACCAATACAATATACTTCAGCCCCAGATATTAGTGTTCCTGAATCAGCGAGTGTACAATATTTTACCTCACATGGAACGCAACTTCCTCCAGGAGGCGTATCGGGAAAATTGTTGCTTAATGCAATGATTAACCAATTTGGCAGAGAAAGATATGCAAGGGCAAACACATATGATAATCTACCAACCTATACTAGTACTGTTGGTCTTAATAATTACAAATTCAGTTATAATTTTCAACAAAGTAGTTCCTTCACAGGACTTACATTAGAAGCCTTTGCACTTGGACAATCAGATGCTTATTATGGTGCATGGAATCGAGGATATGGAATTCCACTCGCATTAGTTTATAAAATCGTAAAATTTCGTTTGGCTAGAAATGATATTATTAGTGAAAATGGAGAAGTATTCAATACCACACATCTAACTCAATTATCAGATAAATGTAAAGACGTATTAACAGAATTTTCAAAATACGATAAAGGTTTACAAAGAGCTAACTGGAACGTACAACCAGAAGTTCAACATTTAATCACAGAACCAATATTAGATGGAATTACAGGAACTGATCTTACTAATATAGTAGGAGGTGCTGGTGGATATTTAGGATCTCCATGGACACTACATAGCATCGTTACAATGTTAGATATATTGGGTACTGATGAGATTGTTACTCCTAATATAACACAAAAACTAAAAACAATTATACGACGAGAAATTCTTCTAATAATAAAAAATTGGAAAAATTATTTATCGTGGTATACGGTAGGAAATCAAACAAACACAAATCAAGCTATAGAACCGATATGTGGATTAATACAAGGATGTTTATATTTAGAAGAACAGAATTTATTACCTGCATACGAAGTCGGAACTACAATATTACGGGATTCTTTTAAGACGGGACTAGGAGCTTCTGGTGCATTTTTAGAAGGATATGCTTATGCCTATTCAACTACTCCAGCAGTACATAGGACACTACAGTTAATACGAAATACAGGCGATACTAGTTTAGATGCATCTAGTGCTAATTGGGTTAAAAATAACTGGAAGTGGATGGTTGATCATATAATGCCTGGTAATCTTGTAGCTAATTATTCTGATAATGCTAATCCAAAACTTCAACCATGGCTTACTAATTCTCCACATCCATCAGTAAGTGCAGCTGCAGTTGCAGCATCTCTGGATAGTACTGGTCAGGTAGTTGATAGTCAACCACTCAAAAATTTAAATGCTATATATCCTAATGCAGTACCCATCGAAATGGAACAATTAGAGTGGTATGATCTGTCTAAATTGCCTGATAGTAGTACAAGCGGGTTAAATGCTCTTCCTAATTTTGTTCACTATAAAGATTCTGCTTTGGTTATATGGAGATCTAATAGAGATGTCGTAAAAAACGTTGCTAATGAGACAGCAGGTGTGACATCTTTTGGTCTATGGATAAAGGGTGCAACACGTCTTGATGGTCATACCCATAGAGATGCTGGTCAAATTAGTGTGAATGTGGGCAAAAAAATAATACTGATGGATAGTGGTTCTAATTACAACTATTCTCCTCAACTGGATCTTAAAGGGCCACAAGGACACAGTATATTACAAATAGATGCAATACCCAATGAATATCCTGTATATTCTGGATGGACTGGATGTCCAATAACAGTCAATCAGTTAGGTGCAACTTCAGGAAATGTAAATATTAATCTCCTAGGAGCATATACAGGTCCTGCAGTTGCAGCGATCAATGCGACATTAACTGCAGAAAAACAAGCACAATATGCGGCAGGAAGAGTATTGGATATTTCTAGAGGAATAACTTGGCAACATACAAGTTTAACTAATAAACTAAGTATTACTATAAAAGATGGTGTTACATTTACCCAATCAGTTGGTGACGAACATTATAGATGGCACACAGGATCAACGGCAACTATTGGTGGTCCTGGATTTACATTTACGGAAAAGGGAACGGTTTGGACTGCAAAATGGGCTGGTGTTAATATGACCATATCTCCAAGTCGTGCAATAACAGTAACTGCAATTACTGGACCAGACGCTACACAAGAGACTGGGGTAATATCTAATCATAATATATTAAAAATAATACCAGTCAATGAAGGTCTAACTTTTTCTGTAACAACGATTATAAATAGTGTAGGATAATATGACATTAAATTTAAATAATCTTCCACAATATATGAAAGATCAGTTACCATATGATCAAACTGTACCACAGACTCAACCACAAACTAATAACTATTTAGCAAATAATAGATTTCAGTTTTTTCTCAAAAGATGCCCAAATTTGACTTATTTTTGTCAAAGAGCAAATATTCCAAGCATATCTTTTGGAACTTCATTACAATCAACTCCAACAATTGGTCCATTGAAAAGACCAGGAACATCATATTTACTGGAAGATATTAGTCTTGGTTTTCTTATTGATGAAAATATGAAAAACTGGTTAGAGATATTCAATTGGATGAAATCTATTGGAATTTATAATACCAATACCGAACCTCTAAAAGAAAAAGATAAAACATCAGATGCATTCATGTTAATAACAAATAGTGCATATGTTCCTATAGTGAGCATTAGTTTTTATAATGTTTTTCCTACTCAATTAAGTGGTATAGATTTTGATTCTTCTTTGACGGACACAGATCCAATAATAGCAAATGTTATTTTGTCATATACTCATTATGAGATAAATACTATTTAAATTGCATTTTGGTAATCTTGGTGTATAATATAAATATGAAAATAGATGAAATACGTAAACTTATTGAACAAGATACTCGAATCAATTCTAGTGAATTAGATGTAGAGGCATTAAAACTTCCTCAGATACATAATAAATATCTATGTCTATTGATGGATGAAAAACTTTTATCGTCAAAACTAGATTCAGATTTTAAAATATTGAATAAGAACAAATGGTTATATTATTCTGGAAAAATGTCTCAAGAACAATTAGATGATTTAAATTGGACTCCATTCGATCTAAATCTATTAAAAACAGATCTGGATAGATTCATTGATAGCGATGAAGAGGTAATTCTATTGTACAACAAATGCCTAATACAAAAAGAAAAAGTAAACTACATAGAACAAGTTGTAAAACTGATTTCCAATAAAATATGGAATATTCGTGCAGCGTTAGATTGGATTAAGTTTACTCAAGGTGTATGATAAAGATAACTGAAATAGATTCTGTTTATCTTAAAATAGATTGTGATAAATCTGTTGCAAAGGAACTCAGTTCTTTCTTTACCTTTAGTGTTCCTAATCATCAATATACCCCCTCGTTTAAAAATAAAATATGGGATGGAAAAATACGCCTATTCAATATGTTGACTGGGCAGTTATATCGTGGATTATTGAATCATCTATTTTCGTTCATGACGGATAGAAACTACAAGATAGAGTATCATCCTAAATATCCAGAGAATTCGTTATCAGATATTGAAGTAGATGAGATCATATCTTCGTTTTCGTTGTTTTCTAATAAACTACCAATACAATTATATGATCATCAAATCTCTGCAATAAAGAAAACAATAAGAGATAAAAGATTATTATTAGTATCTCCTACGGGTAGTGGAAAATCCTTAATCATATATTGTATAATTCAGTACTTATTAGACACATTACCAGATGATCGTAAGATACTCATTATAGTACCAACAACTGGTCTTGTTGCACAGATGTTGTATGATTTCAAAGACTATTCTAATAATGCAATTGCAAACGATTGTCATGTCATATATTCAGGACAAGATAAACACACAGATAGAAGAATAGTAATTTCTACTTGGCAAAGTATATACAAAGAAAACGAATCTTTTTTTAATGACTTTGGTGGTGTAATAGGTGACGAATGTCATTTATTTAAAGCAAAATCTCTCAGTCTAATAATGACTAAATTAAAAAATTGTGAATATAGAATAGGAACTACAGGTACATTAGATGGTATTGATGTTCATAAATTAGTAATAGAAGGTCTTTTTGGTAATGTATTTTCAGTTACTACCACTAGTGATCTGATAGACAAAGACTTGTTATCCAAACTCAAAATAGAATGCCTTATACTACAATATCCACCTTCTCATGTAGAGACTATTAAAAAGGCAAAATATCAAGATGAAATCAATTGGTTGATTAGTAATAAATTAAGAAATAATTTTATAAAAACCTTAGCTCACAAGACAAAAGGTAATACTCTTGTGTTGTTTAATTTTGTTGAAAAGCATGGCCTTCCGTTATATAAAGAGTTATCGAAAGAATCTGATAAAAAAATATATCTAATATACGGAAACACTCCTGCAGATGATCGAGAACAAATAAGGCAAATAGTTAACACAGAAGAAAATTGTTTATTAATTGCCTCTTATGGAACATGTTCCACTGGTATAAACATTAAAAATATAAAAAATATAATTTTCACATCACCCTCTAAATCTGTTATACGAGTTTTGCAATCTATAGGTAGAGGATTGAGAAAATCTGCAAATAAAGAAGGTGTAATCGTATATGATATAGGTGATGATCTACATTGGAAGAAATATCGCAATCATGCACTGCGTCATATGGATGATCGGATTCTTATATATATTAGAGAGAAATTTGTTCACTTTAAACGATTAATAAAATTGGGAGTAACAACATGAAATGTCAATTAATAAAACTTAAAAGTGGTGAAGAATTAATAAGTGATATTGGTATTAAAACAAAAACAAGATGTGAATTGATCAATCCATATGTAATCAGATGCACTGTTATGGTAAATCCAATGTTGGGAGTACCATATGACGTGTCTACCATTAAAGATTGGTTAGTTTTATCTGATATTAAAAAAATAAACATACCAACAAATCATATAGTAAACATATTTGAGCCTTCTGTTTTAACTAAAAAATTATATAAACAAGAGTTAAAAAGAGCTAAAGACTTACTCAAACAACCAAAACTAAAATCTAAAGATACGATTCCTGATCCAATTACTGATATTGTTCCTTCAGATAAAGATTTAAAGAATAATGAAATGAAAAATTTCATTGAAGATATATTGGGTAATATGTTCAGTAACGAATCTCCAATATCAGAAGAGAATCAGTTTTATGATTCTATGACTCCTGAAGATCTAGACAGAGATATGCCAGATCCGATAGATTCATACAATGAAGCCTTTCCTCCTAGAAAAAGGAAAAGTAATAAAAATAGACCACTCATTCAAATGAATATGCTTTTTCCTCCTGAAGTCTTAATAGACTTAATGGAATCTGGTATTATTAATGTTAATGATATTAACAAAATTGCTAAAGAAATCAAAAATAAATTGAAATATACAGGGGATGAGCGTCACAGAAAAGACTTCGGCAATAAATTATCGGATTGGAATCCAGACATTAACAGTGATGACTATAAGTAATACTTATAGAGCTCTAACACTTCTTTATACCCTACACAGGAAGTGTAACAGACCTGTCAAGATAAATCAAGAAATTTCTTGCAATTTACAAAATAATTGATATACTTTGCTTATGACAAAACACAAAAAGAATAAAGATTATGTAGATAATCTTAAGTTTTTCCAATCTATGGTTGAATGGAAAAAGCAAATAGAAGAGGCAGAATCTTGTGGAGAAAAGGCACCACCTGTATCAGAATATATAGCAAAATGTTTTATTGGAATTGCTGAACATTTATCATATCGTCCAAATTTTATGAATTACCCTTTTAGAGAAGATATGGTAGGAGATGGTATTGAAAATTGTATACTATATGCTCACAATTTCGATCCAACTAAATCAAAAAATCCATTTTCATATTTCACACAAATAATATATTATGCTTTTCTTAGAAGAATAGAAAAAGAAAAAAAACAAGTATTCATCAAATATAAAATGATGAAAATAAACGATGAAGACGGAGATCTTACTCGTTGGATAAAAGAAAAAGACTTTGAAGAATATAATAGTCAATATACAAAATTTAATTTGCTATCTGACAGTGATATTGATAAATTAGAGCCAAAGAAGAAAAAGAAGAAAAAACGAAAAAATAA